ATGTATACGCAAGTGCAGCATTTGGATTATTTGCAACAATTGAAAAGAATCTAAATGTATTTGCTCCTTCTGATAGTCCGTTTAATTGGTATGTTAAGAATGGAAAAGTAAAGCAATTCACAAAGTCGCAGAAAATAGCCGACCAAATTGCAACACCAATATTAAGCTAAATAAATTAAACTAGATCAGCCCCCAGAAATGGGGGCTTTTCATAAGGAGAAAATAGTGAAATGAAACCAACCATTGAAAGATGGACAAGCTCAGGAAATCATGAACTGAAGCGAATAGGAAAAATAGGTACTATCAAAGTCAGGAGAAATGAAATGGAAAAGTTATTGACTCAAAAACTATACGAGAAGTATACAATGCTTCAGCGTAATACTGACAAAATGACAATTATACTTGCTCACGACAAATCAGGATACCACCTCGTGTTGGCATTGAAAAATGGCGACTCGATTGTACCACTCGCAAAATTTCTTTCTGCAGATGAGATACTCCAAATGGAACCAGATCATGAAATATCTGGTAAATTTCAGGATTTATACAAAGCTGCTCAAGAGATAGATACACGGCAAGGGATGAAGGAGTTTAATGCTATCAGCGTTGAATTAGACGATCTGTTCAAAAGTTTTACTCACAAATTACTGGAAGATCGTGGAATCAGTATTGAAAGATAATTAAGACTGAGTGGCTTCCTCTTAAGGGAGCCACTCTTTACTAAGGAGAAAGTAAAATGAAGTTACCATTTGAAGATTTATTAATCGGTAGTGAGCCAGAAATAATAGTTAATCCTTATTCAGGACATTCAGCCACATTAACACCAGAAGCAGTTGCAGTTTATGATTTAATTAAAGGTGCTGAAGCAATAGGCTCACATCAAATAGTTAGAGATGGGCTTGACTGGTTCAGAGAAAACTATCCAGAAGAATTTTATATATTATTAGATTAAATCAATGAGATTAGCTCCTCATATTTTGGGGAGCTAATTAAAACACCACGATAAAAGGAATCAGTTAAGGTAATATATAGAAAAAAATTTTAACCCACTGTAAACGATTAAATAGAACGCATTAGGAGTAAGGAAATGCCAGATAAAACAGTAACAATCTATGGAATCAAAGCAAAGCCATTAATATTCCATACTCAATCAAATACCTATACATTATTCTGGACAGATGAAGAACTGCAAAGAATTTCTGATGAATCGTTTACACAGTATAAACGGCTCTTTGCTGAGACATGGATGGAGCCTGAAGAAGGTGAATATTCATGCGAGGAATGTGGATTCAGGCGAGAAGATTATGACTATGATGATCCAGATTTCGGGCATCATTTCTTATGCCCGATTAAAGATAGCATTATTGAGTGCAAACTTGATGAATTTTATGGCGAATAAGAATAGAGTTTACTTGTCTATGTTAATAGTATATTATGTATCAGATCACGTTTAAATAATCATAAGGAGATTAGAAATGACAACAGCAACAATACAAAAAATCACCATTAATTTAATGTCTGGTGAACAATCATATCCATGTGAAATATGGCTTGAATTGGTTAATCCACAACGAGCAGCAGAACTGCTTAATATTACTATCGGCAATCGTAACACAATGCCAAGCCACCTTGATCGAATTATTCATGCTATGAATACAAATAAGTTTGATGAACTTGCAGACCCAATACATATCAGCAATACAGGCAAATTAATAAATGGTCATCATAGGCTTCAAGGAGTTGTAAAAACAGGGAAAAGTTACACATTGTTAATTGTCCGTGGATTGCCTGATAGTGCGTTTGCCAACCTTGACCAAAGTAAACCACGAACAGGATATGACACATTGCAAGTGTCAGGATATGTAAATTATAGAGAACTTGCACCAGTAATAAAGTGTATTATTCGCCTGCAAAAGCGAATGTACAATCCAATAAGTCCAAGCAACTATGAAATTAATATGTCTGCTGACATTCATGGCAGTTTATTAAAGCAATATATTAAGGATGCACAAATAACAAAAGATCGCATTGGGTTTGTGCCATCAGCACCTGTTGCAGCGTTGTATTACATTTATGGTACGGCAGACAGCGAAAAATATGACCAGTTTATTAAAGGGTTGAATTTTAATCGTGGTGTAGTGGATGCTGCTGAAACTACAAAACATCCTATCACAGTATTAGAGAAAAAAATTCGCTCTGAAGCAACAAAACTAAATTCAAGCATTGTTAATAAAAGCAAGGGTATACCACCTTCACAGTATTCTTTATATTATGCGTGGGTTCATAAAGCATGGGAAAAGTTCATTGCAGGTAAAACAATGAGTTCAAGGGATTTTGTTGAGAATGAAAGAATAGAAGTTGTAAATCGTTTATTTACATATACAGAAGCAACACTAGGTGCATTTGTCATTGACTAATTATATATATAATAAAAAAGAGGGGTTTATGTTATCCCTTCTTCGTGAGGAGTTGGGATCATTTAAGAACGCACTAGGGTTCAAGTCTGTCGGAGGGTTTGGTAACATTTCTCCTTCGTTACTCCTTTCGCCCGATATTCCTGTCATCATGCAGACTCGGTGGCAGGAGTGCGTTTCAAAAAAAGAAAGTGAGGAATTATGCAACAGACAAGGAAAATAGTTCAGTATCAGTACCAATGCAAGAGAAGCGTTTGCAGTCATATTTGGTGGAGTAAAGAAGATAGTATAACCAGATGTCCGAACTGCACTCGCCATAATTCAGCAGTAGCAGTACTGGAAGGACAAATGCCTGCACCAATAGATCAAGAATCGCATAAAAATGAAGGAGCGATTCGGAGAACTGCACAGTTAAAATACAGAAAAACTTTTTAACAAGGAGTAATTAGCGATGGCATATACACAAGAGCAAATTGATAATGGGGAAGCATGGGATATCTGGTGGAAAAACTTTGCAGTCTATAGACAAAAGAAAGAAAAACCACATAGACTGGCATCTGCAAGAATAGGAGAAACTTTAAAAACCATTGCTCAGACAGAACCTTCCACAATAAAAAACCCAGAAGATATTGTATCAATAAAACAACACAACTCTACGTCAAACTCTGGTTCTGTCTGGGCTTCCAAACGACCTCGCAAACAAACAACAGAAGGCTTTATCAGGGGTCAGTCATGAATGAACCGATTGTTCAGACAACAGGCGAAATAACAACCTACCGATTTATTGAAGAAGATATTGTTGTTGAAGTCAGTATGATAAAAGAGCATACTGTCGGATTTCCAAGTGCCGAATTTATGATTATGGATACTTCAAGGGATATGATCAGGACATTAGCACCAGTCCGTAGAATAGGATTAGTAACAGAGAATATCAATGCATGGGCTGATGATCTGGCTGACAGGGTTATTCCACCACGATCAGACGGCTTCTGGATTACAGCATTAGGATTTATTCAACAGGAAACAATCCGATTGCATAGACAGGGAACTCCGTTTGTTAACATGGGAACCTTTACACCTGATGATGAAAGCAACCGATATCTGTTAGAGCCGTTTATTTATGCAAACAGAATATCGTTACTCTATGGAAAAGGTGGAAGTCTGAAGTCATGGATCGCATTGTATCTTTCCGTCTTATGCGATCTGTATGCTCAAGATAATGAAGCAGGTTTTTTACCTACACCATGCAAGGTTCTTTGGTTATCCTATGAAGAAGATCAGCAGACTGTTTATGAGCGAATACAGGCGATTCACAAGGGATTGAAGGCAGAAGTTGACAGCAATATAAGCTTTCGATTTATGAATAGACCATTAGTAGATGATGTATCGGTATTAAAGCAATTCTGCGATTCAGAAGATATAGGATTAGTTATTGTTGATTCTGCTATCCCTGCCAGTGGTGGTGAAGCATCTGATAGTGGTGCAGCAGACCGATTCTTTAAGGGCTTGCAGCAACTTAAAGGTGGAAAGCTAGTATTAGCCCATGAAGCAAAGAACAGTACAGTAAATAATCCGTTTGGAAGTGTTGTATTTACCAATATGCCCAGATCTGTTTGGGAAGTGCAGTCTGAGGCAGACTATGATTCAAGCTATGCAGCAGTCAGCCTTGTCCACAGGAAGGTTAATACTGGCAGAAGAAGAAAGCCGATAGGATTGCGTTTTGATTTCTCGCCAAGCGATCCACCTGAATGGATTCGGGTGCGTAATTATGATCTCATTAGTGATCCTAATTTACGCCATACAATTTCCCCAAGAGAACGGATTTATCAGGCATTAAGTCGACATGGAACAGCAATGGATTTGGATTTAATTGCTGAAGAAACAGGATTAAAAAACAAAGAAGCTGAAGAAGTTCTAAAAAATAAACCATTCCAATATGTCGGAAATGGAACATATGCACTGGAAACATTATGAAGGATGCAGTATTAAAAAGACTAAATTTTATCCAACGCAAAGCAATGATGCAAATAAACGTACGAAACAAAATACAAAAAGCGAACGAAAAGGAAGATATTATGGTTACAAATGGGAAATCATTATTTATGACTGTATCCGAATTAGCTTTACTGTTCGGATGGAAACGGAACTTTATTCATAGAGGAATAATAGCAGGACGGATTCCTGCAAAAGCAGAAGGTCAAAGATATTTTATACCAAGGGTTTGGGCTGACCGATACTACTTAGATTCCGTTAAAGGTTTGGACCTTTAAGTATGAAAGATGCAGTATTTAATAATATGATTGTACAACTTTATCATGTTGATGCTCGGCAGCTTCCTATACAGGATGAAAGTATTGATTGTGTTGTAACCAGTCCACCTTATTGGGGTTTGAGAAATTACGACCTTGACAATGGCATTGGATTAGAACCAACCATTGAAGAATGGGTAACAAATATTGTGCTTGTGTTTCGTGAAGTCTGGCGTGTATTAAAGCCTACAGGCACAGTCTGGATGAATCTTGGTGACGGGTATGCTCAAGGTGGAAAATTAGGAAGCATGGATGCAGATTCAGAATGGCAAAAGAATCAAGTGCGAGCCAAAGATAAAAACTATAATGTTAGGGGATGGGGAGCAGGCAAGCACAGAAATCAAGGGGCATCTGGAAGGGCATCAGGAACGGCTGCATCTAAAGATAAAAACAACGTTCAAAGTAATCATGCTGAAACTGATAGTCCATTATGGCATGACAAAAAATATCCTAGATCTTTTCGGTCAACACGATATACAAACCAACCCACATCTAATACTTATATACCAGAACTAAAAACCAAAGACCTTATCGGTATGCCTTGGCGAGCAGCATTTGCACTTCAGGCAGATGGTTGGTATCTGAGATCAGACATTATATGGAGTAAGTTAAACCCAATGCCTGAAAGTGTAACCGACCGACCAACAAAAGCACATGAGTATATCTTCCTGTTAACTAAACAAGCTAAGTATTACTATGATGCTGATGCGATAAGGGAATCTTCTTCTAATGCAGTAGTTTCAGATAATCGCAACAAACGCACAGTCTGGGAAATACCAACGCAACCTTATCCAGACGCACATTTTGCTACTTATCCAGAGAAGTTAGTTGAGCCATGCATCTTGGCAGGATGCCCACCTGATGGCGTAGTGCTTGATCCATTTGTTGGATCAGGTACTACCCTTGCAGTTGCACAACGTCTAGGCAGAAAAGGGGTAGGAACAGACTTAAATAAAGATTATCTTACGTTAGCAGAACAACGCTTGCGATCTGTAACGTTGCCTATGGATTTATCATGAAAGATGCAGTAGTAATAGATGGGAAATTTTACCCAAGAAGCGAAAAGGTCTGGCAGGATCAGGTTCTTGCACTGGCTAAGATTTATGAATGGCAATACTACCATACATGGAGAAGCACTAAGTCAGTAGAAGGATTTCCCGATCTGGTTTTACTGCGTAAAAAGCGAATTATCTTTGCTGAATTAAAAGGACCAGATCACAAGAAACAGCGATTGAGTATTCATCAGGAAAATTGGATAACAAATTTAAAACATGCAATAAAAGAGGTGTATGTCTGGCGTCCACAGGATTGGGATGAAGTAAAACGAGTATTAAATTAACAAGGAGAGTATCATGAATTTTGACGGCAGAAATGAAGTACGAGTACAGATGACTGTTACTGAAAAGTGGGCAGATCAAAAACGAATTAAAGCAAATCTTCAGAATCAGGATGGAAGATATCCACATAATATCAATGTTACAGATCATCCATTGATGGCAGTCTTAGAAATAGATAAAACGTATGAGGTAACAATTCAGCGAGGGAATGGAAAACTTGATGAAAACAAGAAGCCCATAAATACCAACGTTAGTTTCGGGTATTTCTGGAACTTAATAGAAATACATCAGGAGCAAGCCCCAATAGCAGAAAGCCATATCGTGCAAACAGCTATTGAAAATGGAGCAAAAGTTATAAGCGAAACACCTGAACGATTTAAAGACTGGCGAGAAGTTGCTGAAGAACGCAAACAGCAATCCATTGAACGGCAGCAATTAATTGTATTTGCTAATAATATATTAACTGCTCATGATGAAATTCAAATCAAGCTTGGAAATACTGATAATGTATCAACTACAGTGAATGATCGGTTAATAAGAATTAAGGCTATCGCACGATCATTAGAGCCACATTTTGCTACAGGCTTTCAGGAACAGGTGTTAACAGAAGAAGTTGGTGGAATACCCAAGGAAGAACTTTTCCCCCCTCAAGACGAGCCACCTATACGCTCTGATGACACTCCTTTTGATCTTGAAGCATACACTTTAGAAAAGAAAAAAGAATATATGTCATCACAAGATCAGCCATTACAGTATGAAGATTTAAATAATCCAGATTTGAGGTAAAAAGAATGAAATTTATCGTAGCGTATCAAATAATACAAGATTGCTATATTGAAATAGAAGCTCCCAATCATATAGAAGCAGAGATGAAGTTTAAAAATTATCCAAAACTTGCAGAAGGACCAATAACTATCGTAGGGATATATCCTGCTTATAATCGGGCTATGGGTGTTCTTGACCCTGCAAATAAGTCAGATAAAAAAGTAATAGATGCAAGGCTGAAATTTCAACGTGAACAATATAGTGCCAGTCAAAAGAAGGATATGTCCTGATGACTATAAAAGAACCAGTAAAAATTAATGATTTTATAGATCGATATGATTCATCAGAGGGTCGTTATTACACAGTTAAGAATGACCCTCTGTTAGACCCTACAGAAAAACTATTTTCGGTAACTAATATTCTGGATAAGACAGCATCAAAACCCCAATTAGATGCCTATAAAAAGAAACAGATTCTGACTGCAGTCCTAGAAGAACTTGCTCCAGATATGCCGTATGAAGCAACGCTGAAACAAACATACAGCAGAGCAAACGGAGATCGACCAGATTATACCAAGTTTTCTTTTGACGGAAATCTTGGTGATGTTTTTACTCGCATACGAAACAATTCAGATAATGACGCAAAACAGAAAGGGGAGTGGGGAACTCTTGCTCATGATATCGTTGCTGATTATTTAAAAGGTGATGATATTGAAAGTAAATTACAGGAGCAGGATCAGGAAGTGATAACAGCAGTTGAGAATTTTCAAGACTGGTTATCCAATGAAGGCAAGGACATTCTCTGGCAGCCACATCACATTGAAGAAACGATCTATCATCCTGTGGAAAAGTATGCAGGAACTGCTGATGCTATCGCTATTGAGAATGACGAGTATATTGTCATTGACTGGAAAACAGGCTTTGTAAGTGCAGAATCAAAGCTTCAGATCGCAGCACTTGCAGGAGCGTGGAACTACCATAACCCACGAGCAAAAATTACTCGTGGTTATGTCATCCAGATTCCAAGAGAACAGGATCAAAAATACCAAATCTATCCTGTAGAAAATCTTGAAGAAGTCTATGAAGGATTTCTAAATGCAGTTAAATTGTTTTATATAAAACAGAATCTTTAGACTGAAGAGGGGTCGGTCGGAAAAGGGGAGTGTATCGGGCTACGCTCCCCTTTTTTTTATGAATTTTAAGATAATGCTTGACATATACAAGGTAAGCAGGTAAATTAAGTTAGTGTTCTATAAAATCATATAAGGAGAATGAAATGAATAACGCAGCTAAAGTAACCATAATGAATACAGAATTCACTATCGGAGATGAACGTGAGGAATATAAGCAGCATATAAAAGATATTCTAAATAGAGCAAATCAAGAAGGACCATACTTTCCAAAAGACGAATCTAATCTTGATCGTATACACTTTATAGCAGGTGGATGTGGTGCAATAATGCACTTTGTCGAACTACTTACAAAACGAATTGAAGATTTGGAACTTGAACTTTGCTCTAGAAATATTAGAAGTTTCTAAAAATAATAGTTAAATAAATTAAACTGACTCCCCAGAAATGGGGAGTCTTTTAAAAAGGAGAATGAAATGAAAATGCAATTAGAAAGAACACCACAGGAAAAAACAGTAATGGCTTTCAATAAAGCACAACAGTTAATTGAAAAAATACAGGAAATAAAAAACTTTATGAATATGCTTGAAGTCCATCAAAGCGACTTGGAGTTTATTGCAGAATCAATAATGAAATACAGAATCAATACACAAATAGGCAGAGATGCAGTAAAGTCAATAAGTATGGATATTGATCAACTGGAAATACAGTTAATGAATTTACTAGATCAATGCCAAGGCGAGATCGAAAGCTTTAATCATTGGATTAAGCAATGTGCAAGCCTGTCATACTTTGGTGGTTTTGATGGTGCTTCAGCATTAAAAAGACAAGTTAATGAAATACATGCAAGGATTAATTCCATAATGCGTTAAACAATGCTAGGATATAAATGATATTTGTCTCCCGACAATATCACCTATTTTTCCGAAAGGCTTCTCAGAAATGGGGAGCCTTTTTATTATTTTAAAATAATGCTTGACATGTATATGTTTATAGTCTAAATTAATAATATCAAATATACATTCATAAGGAGAATGAAAATGAAAAACGTAATAACAGCCAGAATAGAAATGACTCAAGAGCAACAGCTTGAATTAGCAAGAGAAATCATACAAGACCAAAAAGGAACAATTGCTGAGTTAGAAATTAAAGTTGAAGAATTAATCATAGAATTAATAAATGCAAATAAAGGTTGGAAAGCAGCAAATACCAGAAACAGAGAATTATCTCTATCATTACAAGTAATCAATAAAGTAATTAATGCAAGGGAAGTTGGCAAACTACCTAAGAAATATAATGTTCTTCTTGAGGATACCAAACAGCCTCAACAGGAAAACTTATACCAAATAGATGAACCATATTGTGCAGACACATACATAGTATAAATTAAATGTCCCTCATACAATAAAGGCTAGTCGCTGAGAGGGCAGTGGCGAAAAAGCCCCCAGAAATGGGGGCTTTTTTATTTCTTAAACCAACTATCAGAAGGAACTGGTTCTGATTGTTTTAACAAACTCCACATTCCCTTCATAACAGCAGATCGCTCTTTGCGTGTAAGCTTGCCGTCTTCACTAGCCGATTGTGCTATCTTGACTATTTCCACAGCTTTCTCAATCAATGCCTCGTCTACGCCATCCTCGCAAGCGATACACTGTTTCTTGGAACTAAATAAACCCCACATATTCTACTCCTTATCAAAGAACTCCACTTTGCCGAAATTTTTCGTCATTATTAATGGTCTTACTTTTGAACGCTCCAAACATATATAGCATAGATATAAATTTTTAAGCGTAATATCCGAATACCAGATATATGATTTTCGATATACTCCAGTTTGTCTGTTATCTAGAATTACATCAAATGGAATATCGAATATATTATTCAGATCATGGCTTGACCAGATGTCTTTTATATATTGAATTTTTGTTCTTGACACATAAAGAACTGGAGCAGTAATCGTATGATGTTCTCCAACTGCTATCCTGCAGACAGAGCATTTTGCATGTGGACAACGACCACAATCCTTATGCCTGTTTTCATTTGTGAGTTCACCACAAATACAACAAATCAAATCTGGATTAGTGCGAGCATCAGCAAACCACATTTTATTATGGTTGCTTGATAGTTTCATTTTTTTATCTAATTTATAATTAGTGTCCATATTACTGCGTAGATGGTTCTGCTATTGTTACTTCCACGTTATCTTCTATCGTCATATGGGCAGCAGTCACCGAAGTGGCTACTGTAAATTCCTTTGTTGCAAATCCAGTCGCATCACCAACCTCATTAAGTAGTATTTCAACTGTACCTGCGTTGATGTTTGACAGCTTACATATACCACCCTTGGTATATAAGTTCGATAACGTAAGTTTGTCGACTTTTCCGTTTATTCCAGATAAAGGAGCCTGAATCCAGAGCCTGTCGTATGTACCACCTGACGTAATCATAGCTTCAGCCTGATGATGACCACCACCGATAGCAAGCATCCGTGAAGTACCTGCTGATGGAGAAAGGGATTGTCCGTCTGAAGCATTACCACGGATTACAAGCGTATGTGTTTGTATATTTGATAATTCCAACTTCTTACATCTGGATTTCTCAAAAACCAAATGTCCTATCTCTAGCTTAGTCGCTGTAAATCCTGAACTTGCAGGTACTCCACCAATATCAACAACGTTCTGTTGTCCTGAAGGCAAAGCTGATCCTGTGAATACTGTTCCTAACGAAACATCCTTAATCGTAATTTCCCTGACAGGTGTACTGGCAAGATCAATCCGTAACGTATTGTAGTCTTCTTTCCATTCAACTGGTGCATCCAGTGGTGCTGCATAAATTCCAGAATCTCCTCGTGCAAATGACCTGCCTTCTAACGCTTCATTAACAACTACAGCTGATCCCACTGTACTGCCTGCAATAAGAAAAGAAGCTGCCATCTGTGGGCTGAATCCCATTGCTCGAAGCAACGAATATGGAGACTTTATTACTTGAAATACACGCTTCCACTTTTCACTTTCGCTCTGTAAATAATCAACCTTTTCCAAGAACCAATTGCGAAAGCGTTTTGCTCCCCTAAAAACGATAATAGGAAACTGAAAGATGGCTCTTGGTGTCAGTTTTTTTATTGACGACCTGAAGATAAATAATCCCACAAGCAGCGATAATATTGAAGGAATTAATCCTTGTACTCCAGTTTTAATAACTGGAAGTACGAGCGAATATGCTATAGAGGATTCTGGAAACTCAAGAAGCTGCAGAGGTTGAGTGCCGTATAAGATGAAAAGCGTACACAAAATACCGACTGTAATTAATACATAGCCCAGACCGAAACCGAACCAACGGAGAACTTTTTCAATCATAGCACCACCTCCTTAAATCACTTTAATGTTATGTCATCAATCAGACTAATTGCTGAATCGGAAAACTGTTTCAACTCCTTAACAATTTTGCTTTTTTCTATTGCTGTGATCTTCTTATCTTTTAACGCATCCCCGATTGCATGCACAACATCAAGCCCTTCTTTGAGCGTTACTTTTGCCACAGCACTCTGTCCTTTATTGAGTGAGTAAAGTGTCATTGCTAACTTTATAACTGCCAATGGATTCATGTTTATCCCCTTTTTTTTGCTATTTTTACTTTTCTGACAGCCCGATTTTTAGGGCTAAATTTTCCTTGTTTTTTGTAGCTAAAAAACATGAAACAAAAGGAAAGACATATAAGTGGTATATTACTATCACTTTAATGCTTTAACCCCTCGTAACGGCAAAGGCTAGCTACAAAAAAAGTCAGATTTCTTGCTTCCCGAAAAACACGCATATTTTCCTCTTATTCAGCCTCTAAAACCTTTAACGAAACCCCACCAAGAAACCCAAACACTGATCCAATAACTGCTGTTACAACTTCTGTTGCTCCCATTTTCCATCCGATATACATTCCAAACATTCCGAATAATGTACCACATAAAATCGACAAGGCTATTTGTGGTCGTAGTTTTCCCAACATAATTTACTCCTTTACGCTTGCTTCTGTGCTACTCCATACGAATTAGCATAGACTGTTGTGGCTGTTCCATCACTTCCATTTTGAGCCCATTGAAGCTGAACGTTGCCACTGTTTGTTGAATTAATAACAAGTATATTTAGTTGAACATAACAGTATTTTCCTGCTTCCTCTCCACCAAATGACATCGTGTTTGAAAAGTCTGTTTCAGTAAGAGTTCCTATATGAACATTTGTATCATCAACATCAGTCATTCCAACTGCAGGTCCTACACCAGATAACGATCCTGCTGCACCTGACGGCACAGTAACACCAAATTTAATATCGCCACCTGTAGATGATCGGAAAAACACATGAAACGTAATCGCCCAGTTTTCACTTGCTCCGATTGCAAACACTAAGGCATCATCATCCTGTAATGTGGTGCTTGATGTTACCGATTCATTAGACGTTTTCCTAACAACCGATCCACTAACAGCAACCCAAATCGGATCAGCACCAGTACCTCGTGTTTGAAGATATGCTCCAGATGAGCCTGCTCCTAATCGTTGCCAGTTTGATGATCCACGAAACGCTACATCACCACGAGTTCCTACAGTATCGCCAGAGTCACCATGAGAATTAAGAAGTAGTGTTTCTGCTCCTCCATTTGGTCGGTAATAAGGTCTGCCTGTTTTATCGTATAACGTAATTTGGTTACTTGAACTTGGTGCTGATGGAGTAGAGATCGAATCCATGACTACAGAATCAACACCAGATAATTCATCATTGCCATCACCTGCTGCTCCAGAATGTGTATGCGTAGATAAAGCCAACAGGTTATCTTTTAAATGCGTATTCAATAAGGCAGCAGTAACTAGATCACCTGTTGCCCAAGTTTTCGGTGCAGTCCACGCCATTTTAACTCACCTCGTGTTTCTTATTTTCCTGTAATAAATATCTGACGGATTCGCCACGATTCCAGTTCTGATTTTCAATTGGTCTACTGGAAACAATTTCTTCTATGCGATCTTTGTTTTTTGGAAGCACAATAGACCAAGGTCCTTGACCACAAACAGCACAAATCATTTCCTTACGCTTAACCTCATTCCAGATTGCGTATTCAGCGTTATTGCAATTGTCTGTAGGGCAATCGCAAATCCATCTGCCCCAGTTTAATTTCGCTCGTACTATCATTAATACGCCAACCTTGTTGATGAATCTAATACACCAGTACCCACAACCCAGTATGATCCAAAGCCACCATCTATAGGTGATAATTCCCATTGGACGACATGAGTCATTGGTGCAATAGTATGCTGAATACTATCTATTTGAAACTCATTATTAATTCCTAAATTTGCACCTGTTGAACTATTTGCTGTTACTGTTATTCGATCGTGTAAATCCCTTGTGATAATTTCATTCATGTGAACACCATCTTTTGCTATAACAGTCATTGATAAACGAGGTAAAGCATTTTTATAGACTTGCAGATTATACGCACAGTAATCACTGGCTTCATCTGTAGATGGAAGCCATTTTGCAGGAACTGGATATGTTCGTTCTCCATATGTTGTAATAGATGTTGCATCCGTCTGCACAATATTTCCTATATTCGATTCCGTTATCGGTGTTCCTCGTGCTTGGAGTTTCGTTATATACGCTAAACTTGTTGAGTTATTTGTTAATTGAATAAGCATACGTTCACCAGTTTTTGTTACTGATATACCGATACTTGATGTTAAATTATCCCCTGATCCATCTGATGCACTATTCGCTAGCATATCGGTTGTGGCTGCAGTCGTTGTCCAAGCGTTAACTCCTACTGCGTTTGTATCGCTATTTGAATTTGGGAATCGTGCTTCAAATGTTTTTACAAGTCCTATATCAATTGTTGGACTTGCTGATCCTGTTTCTGGATGAGTCCATAATGCAGCAAGCGAACCAACAGTATATATGCGAGTACCTGCACGGAATTCATTGAAAATTTGTGGTAATGGATCATTCTGCACAATCTGAACATAGTTTAACGTAGACCCTCCTGCATCACTGAACGTTGCCTGACTTGTTGAAGCATGTGTTTCAGTATATCTATGATGCCGATTCTCAAAAGCAATCTTTCCGTCTGCTGTTTCTTTTATCCAACCTGCTTCTGTTTCTGCAAGTTCATCCAATGCAAATGGTGCAGGCTGTCGTGTTGTCCAATAACGAGTAACAGTTGTCTTTCCTTCGTCAAGATCACGATCATCAGCAGCCCATCCTGCAGCATCTAATATATCGTCAACTAATTGATCGGTTCTTTGGCTTGTTGCCTGTGCTACATCAACCTTTGCCTGCTGTAGCCTTCCCAAAGGACCTTTGGCTTCAATAACTGCTGTTCGTGCCTGACCTGATTGCACCATAGGAAGAATCTTAGTTATGTATCCAGTCCAGATTGGAGTATCAAGAAATGAAAAAGGAAACGTATATGCAAATCCTGTATTGCCTGCCTGTACTTGTATTTTTCTTGACGGCAAAAGATTGCCATATAATGCTCCAGTAGATAAAAAGCTGTTGTAAATACCAGTGCTGTTATTAAGGGAAATTTGCAATGTTCCTGCTACTGCTTTTCCTGTTAACTGTGAAGCAAAGTTTGCACCACGAAAAAGTCTGACAGAAAAAACATTGTCGCTTACATCTTCATTAGAGTCTGAAAAATCCCCATCATTATTCCAGTCAACTAATACTTTATATGTTGCAAGTGCCATTATGTATCAAATCCTTCAATCTTAGATCGGTTATCTTGAAGTAATTTTTTATCTGCCAACCACCATTTATCTTTAGAAGCAGATGTGGCAGAAACTACTTCCGTTTCCTGTAAAGGCATCTGCTTTGTAACATTCTTTGCAAGTGATTCTATTTGCTGATCCTTTGCTGCTAGCATCCTTGCTAATGCGATATTATGAAGCTGTGCTACTGCCAAAGGATTAATCTGCCGTAATTCGTTTAAATCTTCAGATGTTATTTCCACGTTATCCATAATTCCCCTTATGAAGCAGCCGTAAATGTTGGTGCTGTTAATCCACCAACGGCTGCTGATTGTTGCTGCTTACTTGCTGACGTATTGATTAAATCACCAAACTTGTTAACCATTGCCACCTGCCACGCTGCATCATCTCCATATTCTGGATATCTTGCACGATTCAAAACTCTTGTCGCTGTTGGGATTGTAATTGTTTTTGTTACTCCACCTACTACTGCTATGCTGATTGTTACATCTCCAGTTGCCATATTCGCTCCTTACGCCTTCTAATTAGCCGTTTACGAGGGGTTAAAAGTTTTTTATATAGTTTACTATTAATCCTATTCTTTCGCATCAAGCTTCTGATTGAGTTCTTGTATTGCCTTTACAATTACAGGTATTAATTGCCGTTCCTGAATTGCAAGAATATTTTGTATATCACCAAAGCTTCCATCACCTTCATGGACTGCTTCTGGAATAATTGCCTGTATATCCTGTGCCAGAAATCCGACTCGTGTTTCACTATCAGTTCCGTAGCCGTCAACAAAATTAAATTTCACTGGTCGCATTTGTAGAAGATCGGCTAATCCATACGCTGAATCAATAATGTTTTCTTTAACACGTTGATCTGAGGATTCGTGATATGTTCCATGTGTGCCTGTAACATCACCTGTACCACCATCAACTGTAAGACGTGTTACATAAGTAGCATTTAAATCAGAACCAGATGATCCTGCTGCAATACCCTGAACAAGAAAATCACCACTTGTAGCAGAACCCTTGCCTTGCCCTCCACGCAGAACGATATTTCCCCCTGCGATATTATTTGTGGTTGTTGGAGTAGCCTGTCCACCACTTAGAACAAGAACATTTGCTGCTTCACCATGTGATGCCCGATATCCTGCTTTAATTATTGCTTCATATCCTGCTGCTGCACTCCATCCAGACGAACCACCTCCACGAAATAGGTGAATCATTTGATAGCCATCTGATTCAATCAACAGCATTTCGGATGAATCATCAGCAAGAGATGTACTGTCGACTGGTGTTTTTAATGCTCCTTCATTCGGGGTTAAAGGGCTGTCAGCCGTTGATCCGTCTGTTTTTCTCATATCAAACTTCACAACTGGCTGTGTTGGTGTTGCATCACCAAGACGAAATTCAAAGTCGGCAGCGTTTCTATCATTATCGCTGAAGAAAAGTAAATTAGGTCCACCATATGCGTCATGCTCTTTTTTAATAGCGAAATAAGTATCTGCTTCCTGAACACCAGTAAACGGATGATTGATATCCGAACTCTTTAATGCAAATATCGTATCGTCAGCAGCACCTTGGTTAATCGTTAATCCAGTTGTAACATCACCATTTGCCGTATCGTTGATATAGGTTGTGCCTGATATTTGGACAATGCCGTTTATGTCCATGAGCGTTGCAGTTATATCAATTTCGCTACCACCTGCTACTACAAGAGTTGATCCATTTCCATAGATGTATTCACCACCTACATCATTGAAATAAATCTTTTGGCTACCTGATACGAGAACGTCTCCCCCATGAATAACGACTCTGCCATTTGCTCCATCAAGCTTTAATAATCCTTTTGAATTGCCACCATCAGAAACGGCAAATAGTATATCTCCGTCATTGGTTATATTGCTAATGATAAGCGAATTAGCTGCTACCCCAAGATGATCAGATGTTCCTTCAATCACATTGGATAATTCTGCATCTGCACTTAATGATGTTGATCGGTTAAGAATAACCGAATCACCATCAGTTCCAATCTTCAGCAATGCATCATCAACGATTATTGGGGCAGTACTCCAAACAGGAGCAGTTCCTGAACTGGTAAGAATAGTATTTGCAGCACCGATTCCTAATCGTGAAAGAACTGTAGTGCTTGTTGCATATGCTATATCCCCTGCTGCCTGACTGGCGAATATATGCCCTGTTCCGTCCGTTGCTTCAAACTCGGCTTGAGTCATTGAAGTTCCTACTGTTTTATGCTGAAATTCATTAGCCATTTATTCCCTCACTCATTTTTTTATCAACTGCTCCATCTAAATCTTCTTGTTTTACTACTTGCTGCACTGTTCCATAGTTAATTAGCGTTACGTTATTTCTAGCCAACCACTCCATAGTTGCAGTACCACTGCTAAAATCAGCATCACCTGTAGATGAAGCACTACCAATTCTTCTTTTTGAAATCCCTAATGCTCGCTCCATGTCTTTCATAACTATTCCCAAACCTGATTCCTCTAACATAGCAGCTTTTGCTTCTCTTGAAAGAGGAATACCTTTTACGCCTTGCCCTTTATGATGGGCTTCACCACCAAGTACATCAAGCATTTCTTCAAATGCCCCTGCAACGTTATTAATAGATTTTTCCACTTCTAAAGCTTCACCTTGCAGCACATCAGCCATTTCTTCAAATGACATTGCTACGCCCTCAAAATGTTCTTTGGATACACTTCCAAAATTTTTAAAAGCATTACCAAGGTCTGAAAATTTATCTTTTACAGCAGTAACCATACCATCAGCAGTAAACTCTACTTTTTCCATCGGCTCTATAAAATCAACACCTAATACTTCACCTAATTTTGGAATTTTTCCAACAAGCCAATTAACGCCACTACTGATTGCATTAACCAGTGTTACAAATGAATTTACGCCTGCTTCTATAAATCCAATAATTTCATTAAATACAAACGAGACAATATCTCTTACTATTTCAAATCGTCTGAAAGCTACAACAGCTAGAGCAACTGCTCCTGCAACAGCAAGAAATGGCAACCCTACACCTGCTACAACAACAACTAACCCTTTTATCAGTAAAATAAGCAGAGGCAGACCAACCATTAATGCACCGATTGGAATCATTACAGCAGCTATTATTGCTGTGAGTTTAAGAATACCTCGTGTCAAATCAGGATTTGCTTTTATCCAAACAAATAGAGGTTCAGTTGCTTCCCGAAATGAATCTGCTAATCGTGTCAACTCTGGGATTAATACATTTCCAATTGTTGTCGTTAATCCAGTTTGAACTTTAGCAAGATTTGCTAACGCATCACGATATTCTTCAGATGCACGGATGCCTTCTTGTTCTGTAAAAGAACCAAATCTTTTTAGCATTTCTATGGAATCAGCAACAGCACCCGATACGCCTTCTTCAAATAGTGGAATTAATGCCTGACCCGATTTGCCGAATAGTTGTGTTGCAACAGAACTTTTATCCATATCCTCTGGAAGTTTTGCAATAGCATCTCCCAATTTGGCAAATGCTTTATCCATTGATAAGCCTTCCAAATCAGCCATACTAACGCCCAATTGATCGAACAAATCTTTATAGGTAGCTGTTCCGCCTTTAGCTTCACTAATAGCCACAGCCATCTTTCGTGTTGATGTTTCGACAGCAGCAAGATTTACGCCACCTAATTCAGCAGCATGAGCAAGTCCTTGAAGCACGTCTGTACTCATTCCAGTTGCTTTATTTAATTTGCCGATACGATCTTGGAATATTGATGTTGTATTTGCAGCTTTTAAGAATCCAAATGTTACAGCAGTTCCCACAGCACCAATTGCAAAGCCCATTCTACGGACTGAATCTGCTGCTTTTTTCACCCGATCCTGAAACGAACCAATAGCAGCTTTTGCTTTTGTCGCATCAGCTTTAATATTTACTACGACTTCATTAGCCATATTTCTCCTCGTCTGGCTGTGCTTCAATAAGTATTCGGTTCATGTGTAGAAGTAAAGAAGCATCCTCATTCATTAACTGACTCGGAACAACTCCGTATTTCTGACATAAATTATCAATTAACCTATAGATGATTAACACCTTCGGCATCCCTTCAATATCTCCTAATTCATTGGTATGTCCACCAGTATGTCTGAACTGTTGGACTGCTCGGATAAAGGGTCGTCAGGCTTTGCCACAACCTCCGTCCATTTCTCAATCAAAAGAGTTGATAATTCCAACGGCAACTGCAAAACACCTTCAGCATCAGCAGGAATATCATTGCCGTCTTCCTGAAGATTCCAATTTAATAAAATTTCATTTCCGAATTTTTCCAATATATCTTTTGACTGGTTTGCTTCCACCATTGTCTGTATTTCGAGGAACAGCCCCAGAGGAACATCAAGGCGAGTGCGTATTTCCAAGCCTTCATAATCGCCTTCAAATACCAATAAGGCTGTTCTTCTTTGTAATTGAAACTTTCCGTTACTGCTCATTTTCCCCTCCAAACTATGCCCATGTCGGAACTGTTGTGCTGTTTAAACTGCCTGATGCTGTGTAATTCGCTTCACCTGTTGCACTTCTACTAAGTGCATAATCAGTAAAGATTGTTTCATTCGGTAGCGATTGTCCTGAGATTGTTATAGTTACTGTGCGAGTTACTGAAGTAGATGAGACTGTGCTGAAGACTGCATGAGATAGGTTACTCGCATCATTAAATACTCCGTTCACAGTGATAGTAAAATCGGCAAGCAATAAGAGTCTTTCAACTGCACTACTATTTATTCCTGTAACATCCTGTACTCCTCGTGGAATACCGAAATCGAGTGAGGTAACATCATTGGAAATAGTTCTTGCTGATCCACCATGATCATCAACAGCTAGAGCCATTCCCATTCCTGATTCTTTTGCCATAGTAACCCTCCTTTTGGTTTACTTGTTTTGACGTTTAAATTGATACATATCCTCGTTAAAATTATCTGTCCATCTTTCGGGTTCTGCTATGCCTTGTCCATTTTTATATAACACAGGCACTTTATCGGTAGCGATAACATGAGTTCCCGATTTGAAGCAAGGTTGACCTGCTTCAAAATGAAACTTAATTAGATTCTCATCCAATTGTTTTTCGGTAAAATATCGTTTTGTTTTCTTACATTCAGTACGCAGAATATTCACATATAATTCACCAGTAGTTGGTTCAACTTGCGTAGGAGATAACAACACATCCCATCCGTTAAAGTATTGAGGGCAATCTGCATCTATACAATTCGACTTCCGAAAATGATCGGCTAATCGTTTTGCTCTATATCGGTTTTGTGTACTACGCATATGCGACTGAATCATTTGCCGTTCCTATTCTAATTGCTACTGCAACGACTGCATTTGATAATGTGCCTGTTGCCGTTACTCTAAGATATCTGCGAACTGCACCTGCTACTGTTACTCGTTCCGTTGTCGGTTCTGATCCATCCGATACAGCAGTAAACGAAACCAGATCAGACCAAGAACTATCATTGGCACTGTCTTCAATCTTTATCGTTGGAGCCCCTGAGTTAATATCGAATAGCTGTAGGATTACAGCAGCACCATTTGAGGTTGCTGCTCCTTGGTCATAGCTTGATTTACTACCTGCTGATGAGAATGTTTCTTTGGCTGCTGTGAGCATTACGCCCCATTCCATAGGAACATCTGCATCGCCCAGACAAGAAATGCTGCCCATAAGGCTTCCATCTGCACCACCACTCCAATCGTAGTTCGTCTGCTTTGCTGTAAATAATGCTGCTGATGCACCCCTATCAGAACTAACAGCATAGATCGCATGTGTCGTTGCACCTGCCTGTAAGGCTCGTAACGCAAGATGCGCCTGTCCAGAAGCATCATTAAAGAAACAACTGAAA